AAAAGTAAGCGGTTGGTCTACTAGGTTCTAGTTCTCCGCATTTCTAGAGCCGATACCTCAGAGTGTTTCATGGTCTGCCACTCTGGGGTATTTTATTTAAAATGGAATTTCGTCTACCTCTGGTACTTTTGGCGAGCTATTCCAATCATCTGAATTATCATTACCTTTATACGTTGGTGTACTTGGTGCAGGTTTTCCGGGTTGGTAATTATTATCTGCATCAAAAATAGATACCATTACTGCTGATGGATTTGGTTTGTCACTAAAATCAGGCAACCCTGCTAAATTTACCCATCTATCAATAAGCATAAATTGTTTGCCTTGGTCATTTTCCATGATGACCCCAATGTTTTGCCAGTTTGCTTTTGCATTGCCATCCCTATCTTTGTATTCTCGTGTCTTGACGGATAGGTTCTTGATCTTTCGTGCCATAAGGAATCTCCTGAAGTATGCGTATGCGGACGTACCCACCAAGATAGTCGGTGTCCATTGTTGAGATGACAGTATTAAAACGTTTATCGTTGATGCGTAATGCGTCAGCTAATCCGTCAATACCTGATTTCATTCTAGCAACTAAATTATCACGGTCATAACTACGTTTATCTGGTGGTATAAATAACATTTCTAAAACTAATTTTTCTGGTATGTTTTTATATACACCTCTATATTTTTTTAATTGTTCCTTAGATACGCTGTAACAATCTTTTCTGTATTGTTTTTTTGCTGCTGCTAGTTTTGCCCAATGCAATCTTTTGTTTGGTGATAGATCCGATGGTGGCCAACCTAATACTATTTCAATCATCTTCTTGCTCCAACTCGTTGATTCGTTTTTTTATTGCATCAAATCTAACTATGTATTCTTTTGTTGGTAAATTGTGAAACCAAAATTTTGTTTCTAGTTCTGCTAATTGCTGTTTGTAATTTGCAATTTCCATAATATTTTTTTGTTTATCTGTTAACTTAGGTTTTTTAAATACTACTAGTTTTTCTGGATTACTTGGATTAAACCACACATCACCTCTGTGTAATTTGTTTTCGTTTGTCATTAAGATTTGCTCCATAGTTTAATTAATAATTCTAATTCTTTAATGCGTGCCTTGGCTGCTGCAACTTTTTGTTCTGTTGTCATTTCTCACCTCTTAGTTTTATTTTTACTGCTATTGTATTTCCTAGCAATTGTTTTATTTTTTTCACATCTTTTTCTGTTAGATCATTAAATATTTCATACCTACCTACACGATTTTTTGCAAACATTCTATGTATTTTCTTTTCTAAATCTCTGTAATCACCTCTTGCTTTACTTACAGCTAACACTTCGTCTGGACATTGTGACCTTACTCTGTTTTTTATATTTCTTTTACATGAACTACCTACTTTATAGCTGTTGGCACTTTTAAAAAAATAAACGTGACCAACTTCTTTTTCATAATCAAATATTTTTTTTACTTTTTGTTTTTTTATAAAATTACAAGTTACTTGTCCGTGGTAACGCAACCGTGTTGTAACTATTTCAACGTGTATTCCTAATGCATCTAACTCTGATTCTGATATTAAATAATGTTGTTCATCTGGTATATTTAATCCATTGTTTATTGTTAAACCAGTGCTTGTTGGATAAAAATTATTAATACCCATAGTACCTGTTGACATAGTACTTAATGTTGTTGGCACAGATGTTGACAATGATGCATAAACATATCCCATATTAAATATTTCTCCTATAGCTATCCCAATCAAAACCAATCATCTTACCTCCGTTCTCACGCAACCTGTCAGTTACACGCTCGCCAAGATAATCTGCTAATTGTTCTCTTGGAATGTTTGATAATAAAATAGATGGCTTAAGTTTTTCATAGCGTTCATTAAGAACATCAAACAATAATTGTTTTTCAAATTCTGATCCAAACTGCACACCAACTTCGTCAAGTATTAATAGATCAGGTGATGCAAAAGCATCTACCACTTCGCTTTCTGTCTCTGCTTTTGTATGCCAACTATCTTTTACTCTTCTAATAAGACGTTGTACGGTGACAAATACTGGTGACCGTTGTTGTTGCATAATGCTCAACGCAATGCCTATTGCCAA